TTGAGTGTTGTGCAAATGCAACCTTGTTGTCGTAAGTAAATGAAACTGAAAGACCCCGATCATAATTACTACTGTTTGTAATATCAACAACAGTCCCATCATCCTTGATAACACTGACACCACCATCCGTCGCCACTGCAATCGTAGGCACAGGAAGCCCAGTCGCAGGGTCAATCGGGGCGTTGGGTAGCACGGTCATGGCTACATCGTTGACTGTACGGTCTACAATGCTATTAGTTGTGCTGATAGTTGATAAAGTACCCACCCCACTATTACGATCTGCTATATTATTAGATGTTAATCTTAATCCATCACCACCAGAAGTAGAATACCAGTATCCACCAGAGTCAGATATAAAGTTCGTAGTCTTTAATCCCTGTAACGCCGACTCGCCTACGCAGAATGTAGCATTTTTCATGCTTATACTTGTATTTGCAAAGACCCAGAATATGTTTCCAGAAGCACTGTTAAACACCATCCACATAGGAAGATCAGGATCATCACCATCGTAGATCGTAACCTGACCACTCTCAGCCACAATCACAGCAACCGCAGGGAACTCCTTACGGCTACCACGGGTGGCAGTGTTCAAGGTTTCGTTATACCAGCTTGTGCCTTGTGTGCGCTTACGCCATGCACCGCCGTCAGAGTCCTTGCTGGTGTCATACACGAATACGTCTACGGCTGTGTCGGATATAGCCTTAGAGTATTCTCCTAAGCCTAACCCATCGCTGGTGATAGTCGATTGTACATCCAAAGCACCCGTCATGGTATCGCCAGTGATCCTGACAAAGCCAGTTGCGGTATCTAGGGCATTCTTAAGTTCACTAAAGACTATCTTCTTAGTTTCAGTAGCTGATGTATCTACAATAGCTATAGCATCATCGTCAGCTACGTTAGCCCCAGTAAGGGCTGTTAATTCTGATATTTTCTGATCTGCCAAGACCTTATCCTTTCCACATATTAGGCCAAGACCGATTACCTTTACTCAGGTTTTGTTCGGTTGGCATTATTCTTAAATTCCATTATACATGTGATTTGCTAGTCGTACCAAACTCCACAAATCCTAATAGACTGGCCTGTAAATCGCACATCTGCACCTGTAGACCTATTGACGGTTTGCATATAAGCCTCGCTAGTATTTGTAGATAAACCCATTTGCGTAGCATTACCCCAAAGAGACATCACTACATCATCTTCATCTCTCTCAAAGACATTGTTAATTTTAATACAGTCACCAACCGCATAACCATTCTGTGCAACAGTAATAATTATTTCACCCCAAACAAAATCTGGCCTAGAGGATTGACCGTGAGTAACCGTGTGAGTCAAAGCGCTAGTAGCAGTTGATGTAGACCCTCGCACGATAGTAACAGTAGGTTGGGCTACGATTGCAGCTTTTAATTTAGCTGGTGATATAAGGCTTTCAACAGTACCTGTTCCAGTTTCCCATGTAGCTGTAGCTTGATCTCCTAGTAAACCAGTTTGAGTACCAGAGGTGTTTACTACCTGTGTATCATCTAGGATACGAAACTTATCATTTGTTTGATCTAGGTAAGCTACAGGTATCCAAGCATCATTACCATTTGCTCTTATATACAAGATAAAGTCATCAGTATCATACCACCATTGATTAGCGAAGGTAGTGCTAGGTGCAGAAGTTCCTGAGTTGTTTGTAGCTATAGCTGATAGGACGTTGTTAATGTCGGTTCTAGCATTAGCTGCTGTTTGGTTAGCTATATTGTAGTCATGTTGTGCCATATTAGTATTCCACTATCCCTTCCAAGACGCTTATGCTTGGTGATACGTTATTGCTGGTACTGTCGAGTTCAGCTTTGAATTTAAATGCCCTGCCTGTGAGTTCACCAGCAGCTATTTGCCAAGCTCCCCATGTAGGAGAACCAGCAGGGTCATCACTCGTTGCAGCTACATAAATAGTTGTACTGAAGTCACCATAGGGTTGATCTTCATCTGACCAATCATCCCAACTATTAGGCCAAGTATCCCAGTTATTAGGTATGTCATCCCAATTTACTAATCCCCCAGAAGCATTAGCGTGATGCCTAGTAGAGGTTAAGTTAGTTGATACCCTTACAGTTCTAGTTGAGCCTGTATCTAAGTATCCTGTGAACTCATATGTACCTGTAGAGGGTGCAGTAGCAAAGCTAGATAGTCTTAACTCATCAGGATCTGGGCCTGTAGCCACAGCTACGTTAGTTTTAGCACCAGCGAAACTTGGGTTCTCAGTGTCAGTCTGTGAGGTTCCTAGTGTAGGTAATTCAGATGGTAGAACAACAACAGAGGCTACAGTACCTTCGTTACCTGACTTATCATAAGGCTCAATAAAGAATGTCCCTGAGATAGCTGGGTAGGCTACTGATGTCGCTGGTCTAGCTACTTTATTGATTATGACTTGCGCAGAACCATCAGTAAAAGTAGCTGTAGTTGATGAGCTATGCCATAGTTTGTAATACGACAAGTCAAAGTCAGTTGAAGCAGTCCAACTAAAGAAGAGAGTACCACCAGATAACTGCTTTTCAAATGTAGACGGGGCAGATGGGCCAGTAGTGTCAGCTTCTACAGTCTTCTGTGCATCAGTGAATGTACCTTTAATACCAAAGGCATTGATAGCTCTAGCTCTAACATCATAGATTATAGTACCTGCTGCACCAGCTAGAGGTGTCTCAATGTCTAAGATTTCAAATCTACCTAAGTCACCTGTGCCTAAGACACTGTAAGTTGAGTCTGTAGACTTCTTAAACTCTACCTCGACGTAATCTACACGTTCAAAAGCTGTAGCTGATACATTAACTACAAGGACGTTAGTTACATGCTCATTGATAACTCTGTATTCTTGAGTGAGGGCTACAGCTACAGGTGGTACATCAAATGGGGATGGTAATGTAGTGTTGTCACTCTCGTATACTGCACCATCAGAAACCTCATCAAAGACAGATTCACTAATCTCTCTGAGAGACATATTAACTAGAATGTCATAGTCTTCTTGAAGACCAAAATCCCAAGAGACAACTTCAAACTCTTTATTAGTCCAGCCAAATCTAGTATTACTTAGGCGTATAATATCTCCCACTTGAACTTGGAAAGCCCTAAGACCAAAGGTAGCCTGTACACTGAGTTGTTGCCTATTTCGCTCTAAGGTTATAAGAGCTAAACGTCTAGCTTCTGTTGTGTTATCTGTAAAAGGTAACTGTAAATCAATTACACTCTCTTGACCACCATCAGCAGCTAATAGGGCATTATAAGCCGATGAGTTAAGAATAGGCACTTGAGGGAAGTCAGATGGTTGATAGTCACTCTCTGGACCTCTAAATGTACCCTTGACTACATTAAAGTTATCTCTACGTGAATGTCTAGTATTAACTGATATACCTGATCTTAAGTCATCCTCATTAAGATCTAATACTGGATCTGTGTAGTAAGCTGGCTTCATTCTCCACTTACCCTGAGCATACCACAATAGTCCACCCATAGCTGTAGATAAGTTCTGTATAGCATCGTAAGGTGTAGTATTAGTAGTGAATGCACCATTAAGAGAGAACCTAGTACCACCTGACAGAACAGGATAGTTTAGATAGTCACAGACATTAGCAGCTATAGTAACAAGAGAGTCATCTACACTTTCAATATCCTCACTGATACCATAGTTGTAGAGGGTTGTATTCGTACCCTCTTTACCTGACGTAATGTAATCTCTTAAGCACAGAGCAGGGTTGTCAGACCAAACTGTAGTGCTTGTACGAGGGTCGTATACTTTCTTACCTTTAACTACTGCTGTAACTTCTGGAACGCCATTAGGAAATGCATCAGCATCATACTCCAACATAACATAAAGATAAGCCGTAGCTAGTAGTTTACAGTCTGTTGTCCATTGTGAAGGGGGAGAAACGCCACCTAAGTCAGAGGATGTAACAGCAGACTGTGTAGTTGTACCTAACTTCTTAACTATCTTAACTTTACCAACATACTTAGCTGGAGCCGTAACGTCATTACCACTCAGAGTAAGAACTTCATCATTAAAATAGATAGTTTCAAACTCTTCTACTTCATGTCCAGCAAAAGCTAATACGCTGTGTAGATATTTGTTATTGTCTGTAACCCCTTGGAAGACTATACCACTAGCTATTCTAGTCTTACCGTAGATAACCTGATGAGGCATAGTTGAGCCTCTTTGAGTTATTGTATAACCTTGATCACCACCTCTTAATTCTGGAGTTGGGCTTAATGCTTTGGTTAATGCTGCTGTTCCCAAGGTTAAAGCATATGCTGAAGCACCTGCCAGTAATGCTGCTTTACCAAAACCCATTGCAGCAACACCAAGCGCAGGAAAACCTATGGTGGCAGCAACGGCAAATGTTACAGCGCCAGTAATAGCAGCAGATAGATTAGAGTCCTCATCTAATAAATCAATGTCTATTCCAAATAAAGCCATTAGCTTTCAGAACTCCTACCCCAAGCTAGTTTCTGGTCTTGCATACTAGCTACAAAATCAAACCCGGCATCTGTACTTGCACCAGCTATATTCCTAGACCTTTGGTACTCAGCAGTATATCTAGCTACTCTAGCTCTTTCCAAATCAATCAACTTGTTCTCAACCTTAACTTGGATAGTACCTGTGTCAGCACCTTCAGCAATATTCATCTGATCCATGTAACCAGTAAATATTTCAGTGAAACCAGAGTTGAGATCCTCTAAATAGATCTTTGATCCATCTTCTAGTAGTAAGAAAGATGAGTCTTCTTTTATTATCTTTGCAGCTTTAAATAGACCAAAGTATATTTTACAAGTTCTACCTTGATATGGGGTACTAAGAGCTAAAGACAACACTTCAGAAGGTAACCCTGTAATAGTAATGTCTGCACCCCTTGCAGCAGTCTCTGTAGTCTCTTCTACAGCAGATATGCCTAAGAGAGTGCCAGCACCCGTCCATTCAACACCTTGTACATTAAGAGTACCTACACCTGTCCATAGACGTAATACATCACTACCATCAAAGTTCATTTCAACAGCAAAGAAGGGGTAGACTACATCATCATCTAAGGCATCAACTACTGATGTGGGTAATACTCTGGACATTTATTGTAGGGCCTCTATAGCGTCAAAGGATATGCCGTAGAAACTTGCGTTATCTATAGACCAAGAAGTAGTACTCTGTCCAAGTCTAAAGACACCTTTAGGACTATTGTAAATAACGGTTTCTCCTGAGTATGTACTTCTAAGAGAGGGCCAAACTTCCAGTTCAACATTAGTACCAGCAGTTCTATCAACCAAGACCTGATGTAATCTAGCAGCGGAGCCTGTACCTAACTGAATGTAATCACCAGCTAGAAGTGTTCCTGTCAAAGTTATAGTTGGAGTAGCATCTCCTGCATTACCTGACAATGTAGGTGTACCACTTACTGTACCTCTAGGTGTAGCATAATCAGGGTCACCCAGTAGAAATGTTCCTACAGGCCCCTTAAGAGCTACCAGCATAGCCTTCCATTCAGCAGCTAGATCCCTACGCACCGAGGGAATACTGACTGAGGCACTCCAGATTTGACCCTGATGGGAAATAACCTGTTGCTTATAAGTAAAGGGAGACTGAGAGACAGCTACAGCATTCATAGCACGTAGTTCAATACTCTCTATGCCAATAGTTGTAGGTGTATTAAGAGGGTAACTTATAGCCATGATTTATCCAAATGCTGATTTCATTGCACCACCTCTACGTCTTTGGTTTATAACTGCACCTACTGACTGATTGATGATAGCTGGTGAGGCTTGTGCTATTGTCTGAGTAATAAGTCTCTTAGTATCGTCTGAGGTATTAGCTGAGATATTGAATACTTGGTTTACTACTGTACCGCCAGCAGACTGACCTTTAGTGTGGTCTACGACAGTCTCTCTAGGGTGTAGCATAGCCATAAAGCCACCCTTACCATCTAATCCACCTGATCTTGGGCCTGAGCCTGTGTATCCACCACCATCAAAAATGCCAAAGATCCCTGTTGGTCTTCTAGGTGGAGCTACAGTACCTTCAGTACCAGCAGCAGAGGCAGGAGTAAATGCACCTGTGATAGCACCTGAAATAGATTGTACTAACTGTTCAACAACAAGTATTCTATATAGCTGTTGTATGATGTCAGCAGCCATAGACCTAAAGGCATCTTTAGCTGATGTAGTTCCATCTACTAGACCCATAAAGAAGTCACCAAAGGCTCCAGAGACACTATCAGCTACAGCTACTTGTTGTTTCTGTGCTTCTGTTAGTTCTCTGGTAAGGTCTATAGTTTCTTTTATGCCCTTATTCCTAGCATTATGCTCTGCTATAAGTTCGTCTACAGTTTTATAACCAAATTCTTGTTGATAACGGGTGTTTCGCTGTCTGGGATCACCACCACGACCACTAGCTACACCTACACCTACCATTCTCTGTTGCAGGGTAATAGCATCTAGTCTTTTCTTCTCTTCTTCGTTAATGTCTTTTAAAGTCTTTAGCATACTATGATAAGCATCAAACTGATTCATAATAAGTCTTAGATTATCGCCTAAGACACCTTTAGACTTTAGAGTCTGTTCGTAATTATCTCTTTCAATTTGAAGTTTTACCCTTTGATAGGCAGCACTATCTTTATCACTAAGATATTCTTGATTAACGAGTCTTAGTTTATCACTGATAATATCGTACTCTTTACTAACAGTGTCTAATATCTTTTGAACAGCCTTTTGTCTGTCCTTCGACTCTCTATTACGGATGTCTGCAAGTTTTTCATGCAAGTCTACGCTTCTCTTAGTTGACGCTTCCTCTTGCTCTGCCAGAGCTAAATTGATACGAGTAGCTTTCTCAGCGGCTTGAGTTTGTTTAACAATCTGCATTAGCTCAAATAGCTGATCGTTAGTCATACCCAAAGCCTTAGCTTTTAGTAGGATATCCCGACTTGCTAGTCGATTTCTTAAGGTCTCAACTTGCTCTGAGTCCTTGCCATTTTTGTTAATAGACTGTGCAATCAATAATTGCTCTTGAAGAGATCTCTTCTGATTTTCAAACTTTACATTTATTCTGTCGGAAAGCCTCGCTCTCAGTTCTTCTAAGCCTACGATTTTATCTTGAGCCTCTTGAATATCGTCTGCTAGGCCTCTAAATATAAAACCAAAACCAGCAGTTCCCGTAGTAGATAGACTTGCAGTCATAGCTAAAGCTAGTTTGTCTATATGATCAGAGGTCTTTAAAATCTCCTCATCAAGCTCTTTTATTCTTTCAGTGACTGTAAGTTGACCGACTGAAACTCCAAGCTGTAAAGCTTTCTGCGCCTGTTCAAACTGCTCTAAACTTTGAGTAAGTGAGTCTATTGCAGTTTTAGTCTCTTCAGCATCTTTACCTGCACGGGATAAATAAGCTCCAATAGCTGTTACAACAGGTATAGCTATCCCTAAAGCGGAGGATAGGGCAATGGCAGCGCCTGTAGTAAGACCAATCTTACCTGCTACAAGAGGTAATACACCCACCAACTGAGATGCTTGTTGACCAAAAGCTACAAATGCGTTAGTTCCAGATTGCACTTGTACTATAAAGTCACTTACTTGATAACCAGCTTGTTGAGTTACAACACCCATCCTGTTACTTGATTTAGTAGCTGCCATCTGAGCAGTGGCTGCACCTGTTGTAGCATTAGTTAAGGCCTGTGCAAACTTGGCTTGCTGACGCATCTGATTGCCCAGCTTCATTATTTCAGCCCTAGACATCCTAGAAGATTTGTCTAAGTTCTTTTGAGCAGCTACAAGCTGATTTATACCACGCATATACTGCTTTTGGTTGCCAGTTTGAGCAAAACTCTTTGCCATGCTACCTAAAGCAGTCTTAGTTTGATTGGTAGTGCGAACTAAACCTGTTAATTCTGTGTAGTCAACACCAACTACAAGTTTAATATCATCAGCCATTCATCGTACCCATAAAGACTACATCAACACGTTTTATTGCTTCTATCTCCCAAGAAGACAATGGTGTATCTGTAAGCTCCTTCCATGTTTTTATTTCTTGATAACTTATCGGGTTTGGGCCTGAGAACCCCATAGTTCTACTTGCGTTTAAAACAATAAAGGCAGACCAAACATGAGACATAAGCAATGGGAAGTCGGGGCCATCTAATGCTTTTGGTCTGTGTCCAGTCTGCCTTTCTACTTGTTCTAAGTGTTCACGTTCTGATGTGCCTGACTTGTCTGGTCTACTTATAGAGAACTCATGTTCTGCGTAGTCAACCAGTTCTTCAATCAGGCCTTCGTAAAATCCAGAGAGTTAGCTACTGCTTCCTCAATCTGATCTCTTATCCAGAATACTTCAGCGTAAATCTCTTTGGCTTTAGCGATAGAGAACTTAGGTTTAGAGCCACCATAAGTAATCTTCCAGCCTTTAGTAGTTTTGGCAAGTAAATCTAAAGTAGCGTCCTCTAGGTCTTCTGCTGTAATCTCTACCTTCTTCTTATTCTGTGCTTGCTTCAGACGCTTATTGGTTTGCTCATGTACAGCAGCCTTGTACTCTTTAGAGTGTGGTGCATATACAGTGATAACCATTGGTGTATCGTCATCATTATTCAAGACATCAAAGCTAGTAGGATGTACAATAGTGACATCTACAGTGTCGCTGGTCGGGGTTAAATTCTTTAAGTCCATGTCGAGTTTCCTTTCGGGTAAAAGTTGTCGGGTCGGGTAAAAGGGGAAGCATCAGACCCGACACCAATGCTTCCCCGCCCTAGCTAGGGTACTTTATGCAGAGCGAGTAATAACTAAGTTACTTGCATCTGCTGTGTTGTAGAGTGCTACGAATGATAGAGAGATAACACGGCTAGTTGGGCCATCTACACCTACGTCTGCACTATTGATCTTGGCTCGTGGGAATGCGAACTTCATGGTGTTACTACCATCACCCACAGTTACCTCAAGCTCAGTTTCAGTCTCATTCAAGAAGCGGTTGATTAAGGCTGCATCCTCAAAGTAAGCTGAGATAGTACCTTCAACTTCAGCACGACCAACTTCCAATTGTGGCGCACTATCACTACCAATTACGAAAGTAGGTGCGAAGGAGTTCGTCAGAGTGAAGTCCATACCAGTTACGATAGCTGACGTAGTGGGCGTACCATCAACGTCACCGATAGCTAATGTACCTGAGTAGGCATCGAAGGGAGCAGCACCTGATGCAGCATCCTGTGTCTTCTCAGTAGCACTAATAGTCATGTCCTTACCAACCATACCGTAGGTAGCTGTTACCATCTGGTTAGGGGCTAGAGAAATACCCATAGTAGAAACTGTCATACCTGTGAACAAACGAGCTTGGTCGATGTCAGCAGCGTAGTCTTCGATAGAGAAGAACTTAGGTGTAGTACCAACTTTAAGGACGTTAGTTGACCAAGTGGACAACATAGCTGATTCTAGGAATGCATCGTAATCAGCATCACGTAAGTCAGCAACAATATCACCAGCAGCTTGACGGTTGCCATGACGATCAACACGGGGCATACGATCAGGTTGAATGTCAGTACCAGCTACACGATCTTTAGTTAAGTTCAAAGAGTGTGTGCTGAAGGGTAAGTTTTGGAAGTTACCAGCAGGAGTCGTGCCAAATGTGCTTTCCACAATGAACGATAGGCTGGAACGAGAACCTTGTGCGAAGGCCATAATGTATTCTCCTAATTATTATAAACGTACCATCCGATATTAATCGGAACATAGTACCAAGGCGCATCTAAGAAACCTTGCTGTCTTTCAGCGTAGTCAATAGATACAGTTATTGTTTCATCCCCAGTGTAGGAGATTTTAGTAGTTGCCTCAAAAGCCTCTAATATAGTATTAGCTAAGGCATCAGCAGCGGCGGGGCCATTACCTTCTGGGGTGTAGGCAGTTACAACAAACACACCATCGTATCTCTGTTGTGGGTTTAAACCTCTTACAGCGGGTCTGCGGAGTGTCGGGAGGAAATTAGTCTGTAGGTAGCTTGTACCTGTCGTTGGACTAAATGAGACATTCTCATAAGCTATACCTGTGGGTAAATTAGCAGTATTAGCTAACTTGTTCTCAAGTGCTGCCCGTATGTCATTATAGATACTAGCCATGTATATTTCTCAGTTTAGTGAAGACAAAATAAGGAGATGTTTTCCAACCTCTGCCCCCGTATTCAACAGCAACAGCATGAGGACTATTATTACGAAGTACTATGCTTGTAGTGTCTATTAGGGAAGGTATTCTTTCCAAATCTTTAATAAGATTACTTAGACCTTCACTTCTTGCTGCTTGAGGATTAGCCCTTGGTTTACCTTTAGAACTTTTACCTCTGGGTCTACCAGCACCAGTAGAAAAGGAGAATGATGTTACATATGCACCAGTATCTACGGGGGAAAGATCAACAGCGGTTTGTGCTATATCAACTAGCTTACGCTCTACTTGTTGTTCAGCTAAAGCCTTAAGACCATCTATCTTCCTCTGTAGGGAAGGCATGACCTTTAACTCAGTTCTCATTACTCTCTCACATCACACAAGAAACAAATCTTGACCCCATTAGAAAATATAGTAACAACAGAAATAACATTAACTGTGTCACCGTTACCAATAATCTGATCTTCGTCATCGGGTTCTACTGCCAATCCTAAAGCTGGGACTACGCATTTACGAGTGCCTCTGCGGATCTCATCTACATTAGCTATGATACCTTGATCGTAGTTATAGAAGTAACCTTCAAAGCTGTAGTCGGTTGTAGCTGAACCTGTTACTGACCCAGTAGTAGGATCGTAGGTTCCTGCTGTAGTCTTCTTGCGTAGAGTAAGTGGTTCACCAAACTCCTCTACCATCT